TGATTTTATCGCAAATAAGGTTTTGAACCTGATGAGCGATTTCGTCTGTATAAGCGCCTGAACGCAGATATAAAGCCATATTATTTAAGTCTTCTAGGCTATCGTAAACATCCATTA